TACACTAAACACATCATATACAATCATCTCAACAATGTCATTTACATTTGCACCTGTGACAAGCACGACTGATGTGCCTGTTGTCGCTGTATAGTCAGTGCCAGGTTTTAACAACACACCATTCTGATATACATCCATATACAAACTGTCGTTGTATGATAGAACTAGGGAGCTACTATCTGATCCACTGAAAGAGGTTTGCCCTGCTGTGGCTTGATATACAAATCTACTTCTTACTCCAAAGTTTGGTGCTTTTCCTATGTATGGCATTATGCTAAATCTCCATGTATTGTAACATCACACAATGCTGCATCCACAAAAGCACTACCATAAGATTCATGTAAAAGTTGAGCTGATGTTCTGTCACTTAATCCACCAAGATATTGATTGCCAAATGCACCTCCACCAGTTTGAAGATTATTAGCATTTGTAAACATTACTGCAGCATAATCATTATTAGTCATATCATTTGCAATAGTTACTGTTGTTCTTCCTGTGCCTTCATCTGTTAAACCTGTAACATTAAAACTATCTCTTACGGCTGTTGAGGTTACTGTTGTAAAATGCACCCAAACTTTTGCTAAACCCTGTTGCAAATTAGTCGTAGTAGAATTACCTTCACCTGTTACGGAGATTGAACCTGCTGTGGTTGTGCCTGTAAGAGTGTTAGTCTTTACTGTACTCATGCTAAATCTCCCATAATCATAGCAGAACCTATAATAGTATCTGTTACTAAATTACTTGATGCACCTGTAAAACTAAACTTTAATGAACCTACGGCTACAACAGTTTGATGTCCACTATCCCCTGTAACCATTCCTGTTCCTGTATCATTGTTATTCGCTGCTAGTGCAAAAGCATAATCATCGTTTGCCATATTATTTGTAAAATTAGCACTATAAGTTCCTGTTGAATGGTCTGTCATACTGCCTACATTATTTGAGTCTCGTGCTGCCGCATCAGTAGCGTCACCATCAAATTGCACCCAAGCCTTACACAAACCTTGCACCATATTCTGTGTAACACTTGTTCCACCATCTGACTCATACACAGAAGTGTTTTTAATTCTTATGTCTACTCCTAATGAACCACCAGTTTTTCTAATTGTATCTGCTAATAATGTACTCATAATGTTACCAATGTTCCACCTGATTCTATTGTAAGAGTCACTCCACTTGCAACTGTAAATGGGCCAGTGACGTTAGCGTTCTCTGTAGCAAGTATTGTTATATCTGCTGTTAATGATTGAGCATTTGTTCTGAACAATCCACCACCTTTAAAGTTACCTTTGTTCTCAGGAGCAGGTGTTATTGTAGATGCTTGAGGAGCTAGGTAGTTTACGAATATATTACCTGTTCCACTTGAAGGTGCGGCAGTAAAAGTTAGAGTTGTACCATCAGGTATTGTATAAGCTGTTGTATCCTGTACCACGCCATCTACAGATACAAGCACGTCTTGTACAGAACTTACGGCTGTTGTTAATGTAAATGTTGTATCACTGCCGTCACCATTAAATCTTTGTACGGCTGTTGTACTTTGATACGCTGTTGCTACATCTTTACCTATATACGGCATATTATCTCCTACTCACTAATGGCATCAACAACAGAAACCCAAACATCTGCTGAACTTGCTGTACTACTTTGCACTTTCAAAACATCATTATTCTGCATAACAATTTTAGCACCACCATCTAAAATTTGAATTGCTCCACCACTAGGAACTGGTGCATTTTTAACAATGTAAAAATCATTTGAGCCATCATTGATAAATACATCTATTGTAATTTGACTTGTTGTTGTATTTGCTACATTTATTCCTACTATAGCATCATCTGAATTTGCTGTTCTTAAAGTAGAAGCAGTTGTTCCCACATTCCTTGCTTTATCTCTTTCAAAATCTTGTGCCATTACATTCTCCTATTCACAAGGCAATCGCCATAGCTGTAGCGAACCCTTTTGTTGCAGATGTACCTCCTGCATATGTTTTTATATCTGATGCAGGTATTGTTTTCATTGTTCCACCATCATTTACAACAATACCATCTGAGTCAGAGACTGTTATTGAACTACCAACAGATGTATTTCCATCTAATAAATTTAACTCTGATGCCGTTGCTGTAACACCATCAAGAATGTTAAGTTCTGCTGTTGTGGAAGTCACCCCATCCATTATATTAAGCTCAGACGCTGTGGCTGTTACTCCGTCAAGAATATTTAGTTCTGCTGTTGTAGAGGTTACACCATCCATTATATTTAATTCTGATGTGGTTGCTGTAACACCATCCATTATGTTCAACTCTGTTGCTGTAGCTGTAACATTTGTTCCACCTATATCTAAAGTGGTCATTGATACTTCACCAGCAACTGTTAATACACCATCTGCAACTGTCATTAGATCAGTGTCATCTGTGTGTCCTATTGTTGTGCCATTAACAATTACATTATCAACTGTAAGTGTAGTAAGAGTTCCTAATGATGTAATATTAGACTGTGCTGCACCTGTTACAGTTGCTGCTGTGCCACTGACATTACCTGTTACATTACCTGTCAAAGGCCCAGAAAAAGCATCAGCAGTTACTGTTCCATCAAAAAAAGCATTTTTAAATTCTAAACTAGACGTACCTAAGTCTATATCATTATCTGTAACAGGAGCTAAAGCACCATCAGAAAGTTTTATCTGGTCTGCACCATTTGCCCTAAATGTAATTTGATTATCTGTGCTAAAGTCTATATCATTGTCAGCATCACGACCTATTACTAAACTTGCATTGGTAAGTGATGTAATACCTGTTTGTGATGCGTTCACAGTAAATGTTAAATCATACGGATCGCCATCTGAACCAGTAGAAGTGTCTGTCCAGTTTATATCTAAACCACCACCTTCTACAAATTTAACTTCTTTGTCTTTTGTAATCTGTACTTCTGTGCCATCACCATCTTCTAAAACAAACTGCATATCAGCTTTTTGAGCATCAACATAAGCCTTAATTGACTGTTGTGACGCAATCGCTGTAGCACTGTCACTCGCCATGTCATCTTCGTCTACAAAACTTTTTCCGTCTAAGATGTTAAGCTCTGATGCCGTTGCAGTTACGCCATCTAAAATATTTAATTCTGCTGTAGTTGAAGTAACCCCATCTAGAATGTTAAGCTCTGCTGTTGTAGCTGTTACTCCATCTAAAATGTTAAGCTCTGTTGCAGTGGAATCAATAGCAGCTAATTTAGTAAAGTCAGCTTGCACTAAACCAGATACACCATCTAACAAGTTTAACTCTGTAGCTGTTGCCGTAAGTGCTACATCTTCATTTATTTTTGGTGAAGTTAATGTTTTGTTTGTAAGAGTTTGTGTTATATCCACAGCAACTAAATCTTGTGTTCCATCGTCACCACTGTCAGGTAATCTTAAAGTGTTTTCAGCACTAGCCGAATGTGGTTGTGGTTGTAATGTTTGAAAATGTTGATTAGATACTTCACAATACATTTTAAGTGAAGCTGGTGATCCACTGTTTGATTTAAAATCAATAACACCACCATTGATTGTAAGGTCATCTCCTACAGTTATATCACCAGATGTTGTAAGACTCGATAAAGTTCCCACAGATGTGATATTTGTTTGTGCCGCACCCGTAACAGTTGCGGCTGTTCCACTTACATTTCCTGTAACATTACCAACAAATGTGCCATTAATATTATTACTTGCATCTTTAAACACTGCTTTATCAGCAGGGTAAGTACAGAATATTGTTCTTGTTCCAGAACCCCAATCTACTTTTTGATCTGTCGTGCTATTTGGAACGTCTTTAGCTTGTAGTATTGTATCTCTTGAAAGAGTGTCAGGATCACCATCAGTAAATGTTCCTATACCAATTTCAAAACTTGTATTGTCTGTGCAAACATAATAAACAGTGTTACCATCACCAACTTGAATAAAACCTTCAAAACCACTTACTGCACCAGCTAAGTTAAATGTTCCAGTTCCTGTAGTGGTTGTGGTTTCTTTAACTCTATCTTTTATTACTAAAGCCATTACTTCAACTCTATACTTAAGTTTGTTGCGTTAATTCTAAATATATCACCCTCTGCTAATGTCTTACTTGCATCTAACGCTCCAATAAACAGAAAGTTATTGTTGCCACTAGAGCTGGAACTATCATTAATAAACACATGAGTTATTGTTTGCGTTCCACTATCTGTCTTAGCTGCAAAATCAATTGCATTTGTATTCTTTGCAGTTTGTTGATTTGCTGTAGGCGATACCAGTGTCCAAGCAGTAGTTTGTACTCTTGCGTATCCACCAAAAGTTGCTTCTGTAACCGATACAGAACCTGCATCTGCCGACTCACCCGTGCTGTCATCAAAGTTTGAAACAGCAGTAGCCAATCCAACGTATATATTACTTCCTAATCCGTTTGAATTACCACTACCAAAGTTGGCACTGGATACTTGTGCATTATTATTAAATATAAAATTAAGTATCCTATGCTCTAAATAGGTAGTTGCTGCATTTGAGGTTGCCATAATTTATCTCCTATGTTCTTTGCCTACGAGGTAATCCTTGTCTATAAGCATCATTATTTTCTCTTGATTCACCAAAATCTTTTAAACGACTTACTTCTTCCATGAACCTTCTTTCATACAACTGTATAACATCTGCCTCTCCTTTCATAAAAATATACGCTTCTACAAGCGATCCGTAAAGTAAAGCATTAATTGCATTATCACTTAACCAGGAGGTTGTGGTATCACTTGATATTGATGATATAGCAGAACTATGAGAGGTTGTACTACCTGTTATTGTTTCACCACTAGTAAAACTAGTTGTAGGCACAATAATAGTTAATTTATTTGTACTATCGTTTTTACTTTTAATCGTAGCTGTAACACCACTAGAAGAACCTGTTATCGTCTCTCCTACAGAAAAACTTGATGCTGAAGAAACAGTTAATTCAACTGTGCTATCAGCTAAACTTGTTGGTCTGTAATAATAATGTAGCTCAACTGGGTAGTTGCTATTAGGTGTAGGAGATAATATAAAATTATCCACATCAAATCGTGCATAATATTTGGGGACACCTGTCACAGATGGATTAGGATGATATTCTTGAACAAAGTTCACATCTTTTTCTAATAGAAAAACTAAGTTACTTGAAACTGTTATTGATAAACTAAAAGGTGAAAAGAAATCTGTTGGAACAGACAAAAATCTATCTGAAGAAGTCGTAGCACTTGTTACATTTTTACGAAAAACTTCAAAGTCAATCATCTTAAAAAGACGATTTTCTGTAGATCGAATAAAGTTTCTTAAATTAGAAACAAAAGTTGTTTCATCATTCTCAGTATAATCTTGGATAGATGTTCTTAATGTTGTTAATGTATAACTCATTTAACTCTCCAACGTCACGGGTCCAGCAGATGCAATACCGCCACCACCTGTGGTATTACCTAACGTAGCTGTAGCAGTTACGCTTATAGTGTACCTATTTGTATCTACCACAGATTGAATTGTAAAGCCAGATGAACCTTGTATAGTAGCACTTGATATACCATCAAAAGGTGACACATCTCTAAAACGAACTGTGCTTGAAGCAGATCTTCCATGACCTGGTTCAGTTACTGTGACAGTTGTAGGACTGCTTCCACCACTTCCAGTTTTAAATGGATTGTGAGGTAAAATAACAGAAACAGATGGTTCCTCTCTATCTGGTCTAGCATCTTTAATTGCTTCAGCATCTGCTGTCTTTACTCGTAAATCTATTTGTGGATGTTTAGGTTCAAACTCATCTTTACCTACCAACAAGCCATTCCACTCTTTTCTCATATCTCGTAAACGATAACGAAACCCAGATCTGTCTGATATACCATAAGAGTTTTTGCCTGTAGCAAATCGTCCCATCAGACACTCAAGTATTTAATATCGGGTGTTAAAGTTAAAGCCACCTTATCCTCATCCTCGGCTGCTGCTCTTTGAAACTCTTCTTCATACACAGATTTTAGTAGCTGTGTTCTTTCTGGTGCACGTTTTATTGATAGATAGTACGAAAGACCTGCCACCATACAAGGTAAAAAACGAAAAGGAACATCTGATGTATTTTGTAGAGTATCCACATCTTGTATTCTTCTAACATAAAAATACTCTAAAGTATCTGTGCTATTTTCTGGAGTAGGCCACAAAAATATTTTAGGAGTAATTTGTCTATCAAAGTAATACTGTGAAGGTCTACCTGTTTGAGTTTTGTTTGGTAAGTTTAGATATTCACCTCTCGATATTTTTGACATACTAAAATCTGTGCCACTTCTTCTAAGAACAACCTCTAACAAATCTGTGTAATCAGAAGTAAAAGTATAACTAGATGTTCCGCTTGTAAGAGCTTGTGTCGCAGAATCTACTGTCCATAAGTTAAGTCCTCTATTTGCCCATTCAGAGAACATAATGTTAAGAGAACGTCTAGCTGTTCTTGCATCATAACCTGTTCTAACTTCAAGACCGCATCTTTCATACGCCTCTTCTACAATCTCACCTACATCTAAATCAAAGTCTCTTGAATCCGAAGTTGCCATTTAATCCTCATTATACAAATTATCAAAAATTTTATTTACATCTAGTGTATAGTCTAAATCAGATTTTGAATAATGTATATGCTGTGAAGGTAAAAAATCTGGTGCACCTTCACCTGTTTCAAACCATGCTGGATGTGTAACACGAACTCTGTTGTTTGGCAATGCTACGATATTACCTGTCCATTCACCTGCATCTA